TTCATTGCTTCACGGGTCGCCCTGGTTGCCTTCACACGGCGTTTTAATCGGTCATAATACATTCGTTCACCTTTACCCTTCCAACGCTTCCAGGTCTTGCAGAATGTCGTTAAATTCGGTCAATTTCAATCCATATTCAAGAATCGAACGTGCCGCCGATATGCGGTTGCCTGCCGTTTCGTTTTCGTCATTGACGACGTTCAACAACAACGTGATTGCAGGCGACAACGCCTTTTGTGCTTGCCTGGTTGCTTCCGTGACAATCATGCCGAACGCCTTCTTGTATTCGGCTTGAAATTCTTCGTTCGCAAGGTATGAACGCAATGTCCTTTCGGCTATTCCTGCCGCTTTCGCCGCTTCCTTCTTCGTCGGATATGCAAGAAGGCATTGCAACGCTTTAATCTGTTTCGGGTTCAATGCCATTCGTCAACACGTCCTTTCCTGCCGTTTCCTGCCTGGATAAATCCATTTCTTTTGCTTTTTTCGCCCAATAACGACGCTGATATTCTTTGTTCTTTTCGGGGTTGCGTTTGTTCCACGCACGTTTGTATGCGTTCGCCGCTTCCCTTGCCGCATCGGTCATGGTCATACTTTTTTTTCTTGCTACGTCCTGGTTCATATTTTCACCTTCCTTCATCAATTCGGCGGTGTCCATTCTTCCGCCGTACAAGTTCGCATATTCAATGAAGCACTTGCAGGCGTTGCGGAATCGTCGCCGTCGGACGTGATACGAAGAATCTTGCCGTCCTTCAACCGCTTTATAACGTCGTGATACATCAATATTTTGTCCTTGCGTGTTATCACGGTGTAAAGACTATGAACGCCTTGAACCGCCGCAACACGTGCTTCAATCGAATTGTCGAATGTGATTGCCGCTTTGAACGGTGTCGTTTCTTCCGTCCAGGCGATTGTATAACCGCCGTAACCGTCGCTTTGTCGTGTCTGCCGCATCATAACGCAATCGGTCATTGCTTCGTCTAATAATGACATTCGGTTCACTTCCTTTCGGTTTGTCCATGCAATCGCATCTTTCCGACGGGTCAAGGTGTGCGCCGCAATTCGGACAAACGTTGTAATATGGTTTATTCACGGGTGTTCACCTTCCTTTCGTCGTCGGGTTAGTTTTTATCCGTTTACACCTTATTATATCACATATCATTGAAAATATCAAGAACACAAGAAACACGAAGAAAACAAGAAAAAGAAAATGTGTGTCGTGTGTCTATGTAAAAGTCTTTTTAGACCTTAACATAGAAAAATCGCCCATGAAGGCATAAAAAAAGAAGGCGTTGCCCGTCGTCGGGTCGCCTTCCTGCATCCTGGTATTCGTTTAATCTTCTTCTTCAAACGGTGTCGGTTCTTCAACAACCGTCCATCCGCTTTGATACTTCGGCACTTCAACGTGCTTGTCAATCGGTATAAATTGACTATATGCGGAATTGAACGCAAGGTATAATTTGCCGCCTGGTTCGTTCATTCGGTTTTTCAGCACTTGCACAAGCATTTGCCGTGGTTGTTGTTTCTGCAAATATTCTATGTGGTCGGGGTTGTTTGCATTTGCGGTTTGAAGTTCGATGCTTCCAGGAATCACGTTGCCGTCGTCGTCCTTCCGTGGCATCGGCAATTTCGTCTTGTCATGCAATGCCGCATAGTTCAGCGACAACGCAACGTCCGCCGTGTATTCAATCGCCGACGTATCACGTCCACTTTCAAGGGATATTGTGCCACGTTGGTTTGAAGTTCGGTTTGTCGCCGATATGCAGAACACGAACGTGTCATATTTGATTGCATATTCCTTCAAGGCGGCAACGGTCTTTTTCACGATTTCGCTTTGTTCTTCACGTTGTGCCATTGTGACAAGGTGCAAATAGTCCAGGACGACAACGGGTGCTTTCCTGCCTGCCTGCAATGCGGCATTCGCTTCACGTTCTAATGCTTCCGTGATTGATTGAAGGTCGGTTGTGCATCCGTCGGGGTTGTAGTGCATCCGTGGTGCGATTTCCTTGCGGTATGTTTCCGCCGCTTCGTTCGCCTGCCGACGTTGTTCGTCCGTCCATTTATAACCTTGCAGAATGTCGCTTGCGGTCAACGTTCCGTGTTGTCGTTTGACTATTCGGGAAATACTTCTTGCAAGCAATTGTTCACGTGACATTTCCAGGTTCAGAAACACAACGTCGTTGCCTTCCTTTGCCATTGTTTCAAATATTTGTTGTGCAAGCGTGGTTTTGCCCGTTCCAGGTGCGGCGGATAGAATCACAAGCGATTGTTTCATAATGCCGCCGCCTAACAAGCGGTCAAAATCCGTCATGCCCGTTTTCAATGGTTTATATGCTTCCGTCTGAATCTTTCCCATGAAGGAATCAAACAATTCGACGGAATCACGCACAACGCCATTTTCTGCCGTTTCTACGGGGTTTTGTTCGTCCGTTGGTGTTTTCCCTTCCGACGGAATATCAAGCGTTATTCGCCATTCTACGGCGTTTTGAAGGGATGTTTGCAGGCGGTTCAAGGTGTCTTGCTTTCCCAACGCCGCAACCATGTCGGAAACGTCGCCTTTTTCGGGGCATTCCTTCCAGGCGGTCGCAATATCAATCATGCGAACACTTTTTGCCTTCGTCTTGATTGCATCCGCTTCGATACGTGCAAAATCACGTCCGACGGCATCGTTGTCGTGAAGAATAACAACGGTCTTTTCTGCAAGTTGGTCGGTGTATATCGGCAACCACTTCGTGCCGTCGCCTTCCTTTTGTGCGCCATTTTCTGCCGAAACGACGGTTTTGCCCGTGATTGCATGAAGCGTGTCGGCATCCTTTTCGCCTTCCACAACGAACACTTCCGTCGCATCGGGGTCGCCTGCAATATACAAACGGTGTTCGCATCCTTCGTGGTTCAGTTTGAAACCGCTTTGCGTGGTCGGGTCGTCGTGAATCCAACGGAACGTTTTGCCGCCGTCTGCATCCTGGTATTTGATTTTCATTAGTCCGTCGGCATGGTCGCCGTAACAATACGAATATGCCGCAACAAACTTCAATCCGTTTTGATTGCCGAACCATTCAATGAAGGATTGCCGACGTTCTTCAATGGTTCGTTCGGTCGTCGTCGGTGCATCCGTGAAAAGGTCTTTTGCTTCAATCCCGATTGCGCCGCATATATCTTCCGTCGTGCATCCCGTGTGGCAATGCAATAGAATCTTCGTGCCGTTCAATGCGACGGTCAAGGAACGGTTCTTGTCGCCGTGTGCGTGGTTTTGCTTGCAAGGACAATGCGCAATCCACTTGTTCGTGCCGTTGGTCTTTACACCTTCCAGGCGGTTCAAAATTTCGTTAATCTGCATGGTATTTCCTTTCGTCGGTCAATGTTAAGGTCTGCCGAAACCTTGACATTTGCTTGATTTCACGGGTCAATTTCCCGTGGTCGTTGTCGGTGTGTATTATAGCATGGTCGCCCGTTCTCAATCGGGCGAACCATGCGCATTAATCATTAGTTAATGATTATTTACAACATTTCGCCGATTGCATCTTGTGCCGCAAAACCATTGATTTCACGGGGTTTTCGGGCATTCCTGCAAAAAAGTTTTGCACCCTAAAATGATGCTCTTGCACCCTAAAATGATGTTGTTGCACCCTAAAATGATGTTGAAATTCTGAATGCGGCATCATTTTACGGTGCAGATTTTTCCGTTTCCTTTTTCGCTTCCGCTTCCGCAATCGCCTTGATTTTCGCCTTTTCTGCCGCATCAATGTGCTTTTGCTTGTGTTCGGCAATGGTTCGGAAGGTTGCGGCATATTCGTCTTTCAAGTCAATTCGGATATATCCTTGCAACCATTCGTTTATGTCGTTGGTTTCATCGTTTGTCATGGGCGTTATAAAAAACTTTCCTGCCGCATCCGATTGCGAAACGGTTTCTTCGATTGCTTCAATCGCATCTTCAATCGGTTGCCGAATACGTTCTTTATATTTGCGGTTCATCTTCGTTTCGACTTCCTTCACGGTCGGCAATCCTAACCGTTCGTGAATCGCCTTCAATGAAAGATTGAATCCGCCCGTGTTTAATATGTCGTCCTTCTGCATCCGTGCGACATAAAAGATATACAACACAAGGTCGAACGCTTTAATCGGCAACGAATACGCCCACGACGGAAACACGGTGTATTCACGTGCAAGTGCGGCAATCGGAAATTCTTCATTCACGGACAAATAACCGATGTTCTGCCGACGTTTGCGGTGATAAATCAGAACGCCGCCTTCTTCAATCGTGGTCGTTTGCGATTTTTCACCCTTCTTCGTCGCCCTGGTTGTCACCTTCCTTTGCCAATGAATATCAATGTTTTCCATTGCTTGTGCGAATGCAGACAAACCACGCCACGCATTATCCGTCGTCGAATAAATACCCAACGAAACAAGTTCGTCAAGGTCGATTGCGACTTTCGACGGGAACGATTGTTGTTGCATCTTTTGAAGCGTGAACGGCAACAATTTCTTGATATGCTTGTTGTTCTTCTTCAAAAGAACGTCGGCGTTCGTGATTGTGATAATCTGCTTGTCGCCACGGTTCGACCTGGTATAACGCATCGTTGTCACGCCGTCGTCGGTTCGGCGTTCCGTCGTTATGCGTTCGGAACGGGTCACGGTGCTTTTCTTCAATTCGCCGTTTGATAGCAATATGCGGTTCAGCGTGTTAAATTCGGAAGCATTCGTCAATGCACCCAACGGCGGCAAGTTATGGTTCGGCATCGTGTATGCGGCAACGACGGATTGAATCAAGTCATTCACGGGTTGCGGCATGGTGTTGTCGGTTTCCATGTCGAACAATGCGATGTTCAGCGCATGAATAATTTCGTCGTGATACTTCTTGTTCAGCGCAACAACCTTTGCGTTCCAGGCTTCCCAAACAATATCATAATATCCCGTTTGCGGTATGCCGTCCGCAACGTAACCTTTCGACGGTGTGTAATGCGTCACAACGTCGTTCGTTCCTATACGGTCGGCATATTTCGGCGGAACAATGCCCGTCGTTTGAATCGTTTCCCACGCTTCATTCCATTCGTCAACGGTCAATTTTTCGGGTTCTTCATCCTGCAATGCCTGCAATTCCTTCATGTATTCACGCAAGGAATGAAGTTCTTCCGTGGTCAACGGTGTTCCTTTCTTGTATTTTGCCATATTGTTAATCCTTCCTTGCACAAACAATATTTGAAATATGTTTTGTGCATCGTGTGTTTCGTGTGTGGCTTGTGGTCGTTGTGGGTCTACTTGTTAAGAATATCAATTGTTTCTTGCCATTCGGGGTGCGCATCCATGTATTCGCCGATAATCTTCACAAGGTAGTCATTTATCGGAAGGCGGTTGCGCCACGCCATTTCCTGCAAAAACGCCTTGTATTCAATCGGGAATTTCGCATTGAAACGATAATATTCTTGCTTCTTTTCTTCCTTCACGGGTGCTTGTGCCGCATCCTGGTTCATTCCATAATCGAAACCGTTCGCCGTGAATTTGTCTTGCTTCTTTGCCATGATTATAACCTTCCTTTCAGTTCTTCAAATAGGTTCGCATAGTCAATTGCAGGATTGCAACGGGGTGCATAATCGAAAATGCTTTGCTTCATTGCTTGCGCTTTTTCAATGTCAACGCCTTGTCGAATGTGGGTGTTGAACACGACGGTGTTCATTGCTTCCGCTTCCGCCTGGATTGCTTCGGTCAAGTCACGGGCAAGGTTTTGTCGTGGGTTGTACTTCACAAGCAAAATGCCCGAAACGGTCAATTTCGGGTTCAAATACGGGTTGTTCCGAATCTGATTGATTGTGTCCTTCATTTGATACAATCCCATGATTGAAAATGCGTTTGCCTGCATCGGAAGCAATACAGAATCGCAAGCGATAATCGAATTGACTTGCAGGCGTGTCCGTTCGGGCATCGTATCAATGAAAATGAAGTCATATTGTGCGGATATAGGTTGCAACGCCGCCTTCAACGCAAGGTCGCTTCCTGCAATGCCTGCAAGTTCGTTTTCTGCTTTCGCCATTTGCAGACCTGCCGTTATAATGTCGCCTTGTTCCGTTTCCTGGATAACGTCGGCGGCATCCGCCTTGCCCGTGATAACTTCATAGCAACCACGGGAATTTGTACTTGCGCCGAATGCGGCGGTCAAGTTCGCTTGTGGGTCGGTATCAATCGCAAGGCACTTGAAACCTTGCCGACGTGCCGCATGATATAAACATTGCACGGTCGTCGTTTTTCCCGTTCCACCTTTGCCGAATGCAACGGTCAAAATCATGTATTTTTCACTTCCTTTCTATGTTAAGGTCTGAATCAACTTTGTCATTGACAAGTGAATCACGGTAAATCTTCCACGTTCCGCCTAACCGTTTACCTTGCAACGTGCCGTCACGCAACCGTGCTTGAATCGTCCGCACGTGCAATCCCGTGATTTCGGCTATTTCGGGAACGGTGAACACGTCCTTGTCGGGCAATACGTCGTCGGGAATCGTGATTGCTTTTCGTGGTCTGCCGCCTGGATGTTTGTTGTTGTTCATGGGTGTTCTTCACCTTCCTTTCGTTATCCTGCCATTGCTTGCAGAATCTGCAATGCTTGTGCCTGCTTCGTCGCATCCATTCGTGCGAAACAATCAACCGCCATTTGTGAAGCGTTGATTTCAATGCCGAATAGATAATCATAAATCCTTTGTTCGGAATGGTCTTTGCGTTGGTCGATGTTGTGCGCATAAATGCCCGTTGTTTCGGGTGAAGCGTGTCGGGCATGGTGTTGTGCTTCCTGGATTGTTGCGCCTGCTTCAAGAAGGAACGTGACGGAAGTATGACGAAGGGAATGCGCCGACAAACGGTGCGTGTCATATCCTGCCGCCTTCATTCGGTCTTTGATAATCCGTGAAATTGAAGGTTCGGTCAATCGTCTTTCACGGGAACGGTTGCCAACGCCTGCAAACAACGGTGCGTGTGCATCCTTGTGTTGACGTGTCTGCAAATAGTCGTTGATTGCTTCGGCGACTTCGGGTGTCAACTTCTTGTATGCGTCCGCTTCGTCGTGTCCTTTTCCCTGGATGAACAAAACCTTTTCGCCTGCAACGGTTTCAAGTCCGCCGATTTCGGCACGTTGCAGTTCGATAATTCTTAGTCCTGCCGTGATTGATAGAAGAATCATTGCATAGTCACGTTTGCCGATTTCGGTTGAACGGTCGATTGAATCAAGCAGATTGACGGCATCTTCACGTTGCAACGGGTCACGCTTCGTATTGTCCGCACGAACCTTTGCACCTTTCACGCCGTCGGCAACGTTCGGATAACGATTTTTCACGGACAACCAACGAAACATTGACTTCACGGCACGAAGGTATCTTGCTTGTGTTCCTGCCGCAAAAGTGATTGTTTCGCCGTCGCCCTTCCTGCTTGCGTGTGGCGATGCTAACCAAACCGCATAGTTCCGAATATCTTCATATTGCGGACGCATCACGCCGTTCGCCTGCAACCATTCCAGGAAGCAACGAATACAAACGACGTATGATTTCGCCGTGACTTCCTTCACTTGCAGATAATCAATGTATTCGTCGGCAAGGTTCGTGAAGGTCGGTTGTGTTGTCAATGTGGTGTTCGTGGTAATAATTTCGTTCATGGTAACACTTCCCTTCTTGATAATCTTGCCCGTCGCCGTTATAATAGACGACGGGTCAAGGCTTCATTCGTGTGTGGCGTTGACTTCAACGGCAATCCTTGCTTTCGTCGGTCGGGGTTGCCGTTTTATATTGCCGTGGGATAGCATCCTTTTGCTATTCCTTTATCATTATATAGTTTTTGTCCGTCTATGTCAAGCGGTTTGAAAAATATTTGTGATATGGAATGTTGAAGGCGTGGTTGCCATGTCTTTGTGAAAGTCCTTGCAGACCTTAACATAGAAAATGCCGAAAATATCCCGTGTGAAGGGTGTGTTTCACGGTCAAAATCGGCATTTGCGTTTTAAGGCGGTTTCCTGCCATTCTACGGCGTTTTAATACGTGAATGAAGATTTATATGCCTTGACCTTCTAAAACGCTTCTACGGGCGTTCTACGGGGTCATTTTCGCCGTGACAATAAAAAAGAACCGCCATGCGTCATGCACAACGGTTCTTCCTGGTTCAATCGTGTGTTATTCTTCGGTCACGTTGAAGAAACGGCGCAACATATCGTGCGCATTGTCCTTGTCAATCCAATTCTTATAGTACGAAAGAATGCTTTCAAGGTTTCTTGCGTTTTCTTCTTCGGCTTGTCCGCCGATATAGTATGTTTTGGTTTCAATGCCGTGTTCCTTCGCATAACGAAGTGCAAGTTGTGTCATGGTGCGGTTGCCCTGGTTGCGTTCCAGGATTGCAAGCACGTCACGTTCAAGAAGCGGAATGCCTGCCTGCAAAAGTTTGATGTCGTCCGTGATGTCGGCAGGGTCAAGGTTGTTCAGTTTTGCGGCATCCTGCCGATACTGATTGATTAAACCTTTCGCCGCCTGGATTGCACTATCGGAATCGTTGCGAATCTTCGCACGTAACGCATCACGCTTCGGATAGATTTCTTTCTGCAAGGTAGCGTTGCTATAACGTCCTTCTTTGATTTTCTTTTCGATTGCGGCGTATTCGCTTCGGGTCTTGTCAATTTCCGTGGTCGCCGCTTCCAGGGAATCATAGACGGTCTGAACAATGTTGTTATCCATAGTTTTATTCCTTTCCGTGCTTCATGCACTTTACAAGTTCGATTAGTTTGCATCCGTGCGCATACATTGCGCATCGTTCGTTGCATCTTCCTGCAATCGGGCAATACTTGCCGTTGGTGTCGGTCGTCGGTTCGGTGTCGGCAATCGCAAACACGCATCCGTCGTCGTGGTAGAACGGACAATCCTTTTCACACGACGTTTTGACGTTGTTGCGTCCTTCCTTCCACGGGCAATTATGGTTTGTCTGTTTTGCCTTCAATGCTTCGTTTTCACGCTTCCGTTGTTCTTCGGCGGCAATCTTTTGTGCCTTCTGACTTCGGAAAAATACGCTTCGTGGAACGCCGTTGATTTCGGGTTCATATTCGATACAGTTGCCAACCTTGCGGAATCGCCTGCCGTATTGGTCAACTTCGTTGTATTCGGCATCGTCGTCGTCGGGCGGTGCAGGCGGTCGGCGGTCAAAGTACGGGTTATAAATCATGTTTTCACTTCCTTTCAATCCCGTAAATCATAGAAGATTTCGCATTGTTCGCACGTTCGGTCACGATGCTTTGCGTTCTCATACACGGCATCGGAAACAAAATCAACCGTGAACAATGGAATGTGGTTTGCGTGGTCTTTGGCAAGTTCCTTTTCGGAATCAAGCATTTCGCCGAATCCCGTGACAATCTGCTTCCAGGTGTACGGTTCAATCTTTGCGTAACAATGCGGACATTGCCGAATATACGGGTTGTTCTTAATGTCACGGTGATACACGTGCCATTCGCCGCCGCAATTATCGCAATACACTTTCAAATATCCCATGTCATGCACCTTCCTTTCCGTCGATGCTTCGTATTGCCTGGATTGCATCGGCTATTTGTTCACGGGTAAGAACGTCGCCACGGATATAGCGCAACACGTTCGTTGCCGTTTCCAGGGTGTCGAACCTTGCAAGTTCATCAAACATATTCGTGTTGTCCTTGCGTTCGTAACATATCGCATACACGGTGTGTTTGCCGTGTGCGCCGATATTCAATCTTCGTATCGTCATAAAACTTCACCTTCTTTCAATGTTAAGGTTTCCGACTACTTTTGCATTAGGCGGAATATTTCGCCGAATTTATCAATCTATCAAGCGCATATCGGCATCCGTCGATTGTGTGGTTGTCCTTGTCGGGAACGTCGGCAAGAAATTCGCCGTCCTTCGTTTGAAGGTATTCATATTGCGAAAATTCTTCATAGCACTTCGGCGTGCGCTTCGGGTCGAATACAAGAATTTTTGATTGCAACCACTTAATGCCGTAAATAACCGAACCTGGATATTTTTTGCAGGCAATCGCCTTCAATCCTTGTTTGTTTAAGTCATTGATTGATTTCGGTTCGGCGGCATCGCATACCAACGTCGGCATGATTGAATATGCTTCGTGCATGAACGGCGAATATTCCAGGCGTTCAAAACCCTTCATGCGGTCTTTTACCATGTCCGCAATATCGGTGTTTGACATACCACGTTTCACAAATTCGTCGATGAAATACACGGTTTGTTTCCGTGAATCATACGCAACGTGAACGAATGCGGTCGGGTCGGTCGAAAATCCAAAATCAAGCCCGATATAGTGATATTGCATTGCGTCGATTTCTTCTTGCGTGATTTCCCGTGTCTGAATGGTCGGGAACACTTCGCCGCCGCTTCCGACGGGTTCGCCCATGTATTCGTGACGGTATGCACGTTCATTCACAAGTTGCAGGCGTTCCGCTTCCAGGATGAACGCTTCACCTAACCATTCGGGCGGAATCATCGTGTAATCGGTTCGGAATAGCAATGCACGGTCGTCGGGGATGTTCACATACTTGTTTGCCCAATTATTCAAGGACAACGGCGGATTGAAACTTTCAAAGATACGGAAGTCATTGCCGCCACGGACGACGGATTGCAGGACGTTCCGAACCATGTTTGCGCCGTCAAGTTCGGAAAATTCTTCAAACCACACGTATTTGAATGTTCCCTTGCGTGGTCGTATTGATTTCAGTTTTGCGGAATCGTCCAAACCACGGAAGAAAATTGTTTGTCCCGTCGGCAAGTATGTCATTTGCATCGGTGAAACCGAACAACGCCACAATGCCGTGACATTCAATGTTTCAATCGCCCATAAACATTGCGAATACACACTTTCACGCATGGTTTGTGCGACTTTACGGAACACGATTGCATTTGCGTCGGGGTCGTTCATTATCCCGTGAACGATTTCAAGTGATACGAACGACGACTTTGCCGAACCTCTGCCGCCTGGTAAATGATAGATTGAATGCCTGCCGTTCATAACGTCGTCGTGAATCGGAAGATAGCACGGTGCGATGCAATCAATGATATTCACTTGCGGAAGGTTCATTGCTTCACGGGTCGCCCTGGTTGCCTTCACACGGCGTTTTAATCGGTCATAATACATTCGTTCACCTTTACCCTTCCAACGCTTCCAGGTCTTG